CAGAAAACAATCCTTGAAAAGTTATTCCAGAACTCACATCCCAATTATTAAGTGGCTGATTGAATGGTGTATTATAAAAGACCTGCTCACCACCATAAAAACCACCGAATGTTGTCACATTACTTACATCCCAACTATTAAGTGGTTGATTGAATGAAATTGCATTGTAGAACATTCCAGCAATACTTGTTAAAGAAGTAGTAGTCCAAGATGAAATATCTTGATTAAAGGAACTAGCACTACTAAACATCGCCCGCATATCAGTAACGCTACTGACATCCCAAGTAGTTATGTTACCATTGAAATTAGTACAGGAAAGGAATGTAAACCTTGCATCTGTTTGAGTGGAAGTATCCCAAGCACTGAAATCTGGTGTTGTTAAGCTTGTGCAGCTTCTAAACATTGAATTAAGACAATTGCTAACTGACAGTGTAGGAGCATCAGTTGCGCTTATGTTTAAATTAGTACATCCATAAAAAGCAGCGTTAGTAGATAAGTCTAAGACTCCCCATTGTTTAACGTCAAGCATTTTTAGCTTATCTCCAGCGTTATTGAATTGCCATCCTTGTAATGTTCCCTCTATGCTTATTTCGTATTGTCCAGCACTACTATAAGTATGTGTAACCTCTTGTTGATTGTAACTTGTTATTGTATCGCTAGAGCCATCTCCCCAATTTACCGTAGCATTATAACTACCACCACTAACCAATGGCATCATAAATTGAGTATTCAAGCTAGAGCCACTAGATGTATTCTCTGTATCAATAGTAAAGACAAATTGATTAGGAGCTGTCTGTGATAAATCTACTACGTCATTCTTCTCTAATAGAAGCACCATAGCATCTTTACGACCTACTTCCTTTATGCTCTTGATAGAATAATTAGTAGAGCCATTAGAGATAAAGTATTGTGGGCTTACTCCAATGTTTGTTCTGTATCTTATTAAGCACTCTATACGCTCGTCATTGATTAAGGCATCAGCATCGAAGTTAGTGTTGCCACCTTTGAAGTCAAAGTCTGCGTAGATAGTAACGTAACTATTATCAGATACTACTCTCTCGCCATAAGCGTTAGTCGAGTAAGTCTGTGTATATAGTTTTAACTTTCTATCTAGTTTGCCTATTATCATAGTTCAAGCAATCGGTAAGGAGTTAATAAGTGGTCTACCATTAAAGGTAATTCATTTACTTGAGTTCCCATAACAACATCTTGTCGGTTCTCATAATATCGACCAACGATGATATAAATAGCTTGTACTATTGGAGCTGGAACGTCACTCGCTGTGCCACCTACTATAAACTCAACTTCTACAGCGTTTGGTCTTTCGTAAGTGTTTGGAAAGTCTCCATCCTCCGATTCATATATCCTTCCTGGTCTTACCTTAGTATCTACATCGTATTGGTCAGTAGCTAAGGTTTGTAATGTATTGTCGGCATCGTAATACTTAATGTGAGTAACACTAGCAACATCTCCTACTTGTAAGTCAATGTAAGGAGGAAACTCATCGTAAAAAAGATTGTACGTCTGAGTCATTAATCTACGTCTAGTGAACTCTTCTACAACTTGCGTAGCAACATTAATCAAAGACGTAATATAAGTATTGTCATCGTCATAGTCTGAGTCTATTCTTAAAAATGCTTTAGCCTCTGATAATGATATAACAGTAGACGTTGGAGCAGTCTTTAGAACTAACTTACCATAAGGCACATAGTCAGAGCCTCTTAATGTGTTGAAGTTGTAGTTATAGTATTCCATTTAAAAAAAATTAATGGAGAGAGTGTTTCCACTCCCTCCGTTAAAATAAACAAATTATGCTTCAATCAAATTAACAAAAGCAGTATCATTTTGAACGCAATCACCATCCACAAGTGATTGAACTATCATTCTTGTCTGGCCGATTCCAGCATCAGTAAAGCTATCCACGATTAATGAGATACCTCCGAAGGTCGCTAGATGACATTTAGAGAAGTCTCCGAATAGAGCGTGGTCTTTACCAGCAGTACCACCGTTTCCTACGTTTGGAGATACGAAAGAGAAGTAACCGTTAAGTTCTTTTCTAGCGTTATCATAGATAGGAGATACGTTAGATACCTGAGCCAATCCTTTTACTGTAGCGTAAGCAGATGGGTCTAATAAGTAAGCCATTCTAGCTCCTTGTAAAGATACACCATTAGCAATTAGGTCAGTTTCCATCTCAATCCAATCAGCAGCAGTAACCGTAGTTGGTCCAGTAGCAGCATCAGCGAAGATAGAAGTAGGAGCGTTAGATACATCACCAGTACCTAATAATGCAGCCTCTAAAGTAGAAGCAACAGATGCAGCCATATTTCTTCTCAAAGCACCTTCAATACCAGCGTTCTGAGTTAAAGCCTCTTGTGAAACATTAACAATAGAGATAAGTTTCTTAGGAGATAATGTTACGCTTGTAGCAGTACCATTAGCAGCTGGAGCAGAACCACCAGTCTCAGCAACGAAGCCAGAGTTGATAGCACTAAATACTGGGAACTTCATATTGTCTACACCAGAGTAGAAATTAGCACCAGCAGAAGCTAAAACTAAGTTTGCTTCTAATTGGTCAGTCCAAGCCATAACCTCAGTAGCGTTACCAGCAGCAGTAGCTACAGCAGCACGAGTTAGGATTGAAGATGGTATAGCGATACCTTTAAATGATTGACCAGTGTAACGAGCCTCATTTCTTGCTTCTTGGTCCATCTCTTTTACAAGACCTTCTAAACGACCAGTAGCAGCTTGATTCATAGCATCTTGGAAAGAATAGTCTCTCACTTCGCTAGGAGTGTTTTCTGTTACTTCTTTAACAGCTTTAGTTGCTTGAAGTTTCTCAAAAGATTCAGCTCTTACAGCCATCTTGTTTAACTCCTCAACTTTTTCATTTAAAGAGTCAAAGTTGCTTTGCTCATCAGAAGTTAGGTCACGACCTTCAGCAGATGCTACAAGTCCTTCCATCTTTTCGATAACCTCAGCTCTTTCCTCTTTGTAAGATTTTGAGTTTTTCATTTTATAGAAAATTAATATTAATATTTATTTTTTAAGATTTTTAAACGCATTTCATTGAGGGAGCGTTGTTTCAAATCTTCTTCTTCTTTTATACCCTCTAATTTTTCAGCCTCTAAACTTTCTTCTAGTTTTTTAGCTTCTTCTTTTTCTTGCCATTCTTGCATAGAACGTAAAGCGACAGAGCTACTAGCTTCATTGTAAGCTGGATAAGTTACAGCAGAAACGTCATAAAGTCTAGATACTTTGTTTATAGTTCTAACATTCATTCCGTCTTTCATTTCCCAAGAGTCATCCTCTACAATAAATGCAAAGCTAGATTGATTGATAGTACCATCTTTTAGTAGCTCCATTAAATCTCTAGACGTTGATACATTAGGATTTAATTTAGCTTCGTACTTTAATCCTCTCTCATCAACAGATAGTCTTAGCGTTCCGTTAGTCGTTCTAGCTAATGGCATACCATCGTGATTAATTAAGAATCTTACATCATCTTCTAAACGACCTTCAAAAGCCTCTGAGCCTATATACTCTCTAAATCCTCCTAAGTCATTAGACATAGAATTAAATACAGCACCGTAGCCTACTACTACTGGATTGTCTCCATCCATTCTAAGCTCTAAGTCTTGAACGTCAATAGTTCTTATTTCTTTATTTTTCATATCTATAAATTTTTCTTCCATTTCTTCTTTTACTGGGTGTCCACTTGGTAATAAATCCGTATCGTGTTTCCCACTTCTATACTTGCCCTTTTTTAAGGCATATAGAAAAGAATTAACTCTAGCTAATGCCCATTGTTCTGGACTTGATACGCTTGGTCTAACTGAGCTTGGATTTGTTTTATAAGCTCCAATGCCTCTATCATATACTTGCTCTAATGTGTTTAGAGTTACTTTTGCATTCCAATCTAAATCAAGTTCTTTTATTTCTTCGTTGTGGTCCTCTACTTTTTTTTCTAGAGCTGCTTTAGCTTTGCCAGTTAGCTCTCTTTCTTCTTTTTCTATTTCTTCTATCTTTCTTTTAGTCCAAGCAAAACCAGGGTCTCCACCCCATAAAGCCCAAGCTATTCTACCAGCAGATGGATAACCTTCATCTCCACTATAAAAGCCTTGACCTTCTTTGTCTACTTCGTGCCTACTAAAATAAGAGTACATTCTTTTTATTGTTTCAATACTAAGATTTACTCTG